CAATATCTTTATCTTTCAATACGTTAATGATTCGCTCGTCAATGCAGCCTTTGCAGATTAAGTGGATAATCCTTACCGCCATAGTCTGTCCTTGCCGGTACAATCGAGCATTAAACTGCTGGTAATATTCCAAACTCCAGCTCAGTGAAAACCACACAATCATGCTACCACCGTGTTGGATATTAAGACCGTGTCCAGTGGAATTATGCGATATGAATACCTCCCCATTATTATTTCGTACAAGAAATCTATTTCTTGAGCCGCAATCAACTAAATCAAATACTTCCGAGAACGTCGGTTTTTCGGATACTTTGAATTTAAATAATTGGTCACAGCATCCTCCGGAGTCATTCCTAAATTTAAACGAGGGGTTATCGCTCCTCTGCTTATGTTCACAACCCTGCAAAATTCTGACAAGTGCATTTGTTTGCCTTTGTAAACTAAAACCCTGTTGTTTATTTTGTTTGCTTGTTGTTCCATATTTGTTGCCCATCGGCAATTGTCTTTGGAATAACCTTTTGAATTGTCTATCCGATCTAAAGTTAGATTGTCTGAATATGTTTCTTTCATATCTGAATAAAAATTCTTGAAGTCTAACCATTCTTTCGCAACGCCCTTGCCTTTTCCACCATATAGAATGTAGCTTCGATCGTATTCTTTCGTTGCTCGACTTATCATCCCCTTCCAAATACTCCAAATTCTTGTATTTGTCATTAAATGAAAGTTTTCTTTTACGCATTTTGAACAATGTTTTCTGTTCTCTTTGTTCGCTCTTAAAACATTTTGTTTTAATAGTGTGTGTATTTCCCCGCAATGGCAACATTGAGCTAAGGTAAGCGTCAGTTCCGCTGTAGCTGTAATTCGCTTTTCTTCTAGTATGGATATTATTTTGTACATTTTTTGCTTCCACCCATTTGTCATCGATAAGTATTTTATGATTCTCGGTCATGGTTATCCCCATCACATCAATCACTTCTTTTACACCAGAAAAATGACACCCGCTATGGCTTACAAATTCAATACCATCAAAAACACGTTCGTCTTTTTTCACATCGACAATCTTAGTCCATCCTCTATGTTCAGTCAACACTTCAGTCGATGGATGTAAACAAGCCGGATGCGCAAATAGAAGTGGTATTTCACCATTGTTCCATTCGTCAATAGTGTTTTGATGCTTATCAAGAACTCGCGCATTAGGAAAGCGTTTAAGCAATCGCTCAAGATCGCTTTTGAAGTTATAGGCAACAAGGATATTCTCCCCATCGTTCTGCTCAATAATGTCTGCAAGCGCATCAAGTTTTGCATCATGGACTATTTCATAGTTTTTAAACTCATCAACATACACAGCACCAGCGCAATACTGCAATAACTTATTGGCAAGTGTCGCTGCGCTCAATGCTTCAACTTCAGACTCCTCAAACTTCAAATAAAGTTTTTCTTCAAGAAGTTTATAATTGTTCATTATCGTAGGTGGTAATTCAATTTCTTCATATAATTCAATGTAGTCTGGCATTTCAAGGTAATCGCTGGTTTCCATTGATATGGTAAATGGCGCTATCAATGCTTCAATTTTCTTTTGTGAATCTTTGCGAGGGGTATATTTGTAACCGCTGTAATCCTGTTCAAAGAATCGGCTTTTATACATAGTCATGGTTCGCCCAAGTGCTTTACCGTTATCTACTAAATAGCATTGTGACCACAGGTCAAGTAAGCCATTGGGCGAAGGTGTGCCTGTAAGAAGGGTAATGTAGTGAACATACGGCAATGCTTTGCGTAGTGCTTTGACACGTTTGCTTTTATCACTTTTAAAACTACTGGATTCGTCAATGACCACCATTTGAAAGGGGAACTTATCCCTGTAATGCTTAACCAGCCAAACCACGTTTTCTCGATTAATAACATAAACATCCGCATCATGGTGCAAGGCGGCTAGGCGCTTTTGCTCTGTGCCTGTGCATATTTTGAATTTCAAATCTTTGAGATGTTCCCATTCTTTTGCTTCCTGCGCCCAGACGCTGTTAGCGACTCTCAGTGGCGCGATAACAAGCGCTTTGGTAATCACACAAGCATCAATTAAATCGTGGATTGTAGTGAGCGTAGAAGCTGTTTTCCCCATCCCCATTTTAAGCGCACAAAGTGTTCGCTCTTGTTCAATTTGAAATGTAGAAGTTCTGACTTGGTAATGACGGAGTTCTGCTCTAGTTCTCATTTTAAAATAAACTCCCATTCAGCAGAATCAATTCGCTTTTCAGCAATATCAAAATAACCTTTGTCTAACTCACAACCAATAAAATTACGCCCAGTATTAACGCAAGCTACGCCTGTTGAACCACTGCCCATAAAGGGGTCTAAAATAATTTCGTTTTCATTACTGCTGTTTTTAATATAAAACTCCATTAATTCGACCGGTTTTTCAGTTGGGTGAACTTTATTGCCCAATATATTGTTAAAAGAATGAACAGTTTTACTTCCCCCTATGTCATTAATCCATTTTGCTTTTCCTTTTCTAGCAAAAATAATGTACTCGCAATTTTTCATATAATACTGACTCGGAGTATTATTATTTTTTTGCCATATTAGTAAATTGTGAATCTTGAATCCTGCATCAATAACTGATTTTTGTAAGTAAAATAGATTAGAAAAATTAACCATGAAATACGCATGAGAATCATTTTTTAATGTGCGATAACATTCATTAAGCCAATGCTCGAATAATGGGACAGACTTCATCAGCTCTCTATTTCCTTTTAATATCCCTTTTGGTCGGATTGAATTTACACCATCTAAGTCACCGCCCGTTATTATTTTATAAGGAGGATCGGTCAGTACCATATCAACTGAATTATTTGGTAGAGTTTTCATAAACTCGATGCAATCACCATGATGCAAGTTAATATTAGTGCGCATAATCGCCTTCCACTGGTAATCGATAAAGTAACAGGGTATCTACTGCTTCTTTTGAATCAATGACATAGACATGAACACCTAATTCACGTCGCCTTTGATGATCTCGTTCTTGCGCTTCAGTAGGTTTCTTTTTAGGCGCTTTGCATTCAACAAAAAATATCGGTTGAAATGGTAAAGTAATTAAACGGTCTGGGACTGAGCGACGATTGGGCGATGTAAACTTCTCGCACGTTCCACCTACTTTTTTGATTTGATCGCACAGGTATTTTTCAATTTCTTTTTCAAACATTGTATCCAACTCCTTTTAACACTTCGTTTGCTTTAGTGTAGTAATAATAAAAATCAATATCCTCTGGAAAAGCATTTGGCAAATTCATTAGCGGGCGACATCCTTGTGAGATAGGGACTTTGTTTCCATTCTTTGCATAAACAAGTGAGGTATCAGCAAGACCTAAATCGCAACTGTGATAGAAACGAACGGCTTTACCAAGATACTCCCCTCTAAACAATGCGCCACCTGTTACTCTGCGAACTGTCACAAACTTTCTAATATCCTCACAATCGGTAATTGTCTTTTCAATTGGCGTTCCGTTAGCAATAAACTCAGCAACAGCTTCATAGATGATTAAGCCATCGGGGTTTTTGCTCAGTGACGCTTCACCAAAGCACCCTTTGCATTTAGTTTTACCATCGAGCTTCACAGCAATATAGTTATTTACATCACGCGACGCGAGTTCACGGTAATCGGTTTGCTCTAGCGTGTAGCTGGTTTGAATTTCCCAATTAAATAGAATATCTTGTAGCGTAGGTATTTGACTTTCGTGGTAATACGTCACAATCCCATCGGTGTTTGCACTAACTACGCGAATACCGTTTAATTCAAGTTCTTCAATCAGCATAAGTAGTGATAGTTGACCTGTGATTGTTGTTTGCAGAAGTAACTGCGGTGAGTATAAGCTACTGTATTTACTACCGAATTTACCAAAACTCCCGTTGAGTACAATTTTAAGTGTATCGGCAGTAACTTTATCGCCTGTGTGTTTCGCTGTGATACGTTTCTTTACAATCTCTCGATACAGGTTGAGAAAATTCTCCCCCATCGATTCCGGATATAATTGTTGTTGCAGGATGATGGACGGGTAATAACTAGCCACGTCAAAGTCAGATAGAAAGTAACCACTGCCGGCTTTGATGTGTTGCTCAACTTCGCGTGAATGCAATCCACCAATGCCCATTTGATATGACGCATTACCAATTTTAATAGGCTCACCTAGCCATTTAGGTAACTCAACACTACCATTATCTTTTAGCGTAAAAGTTTCATAAATTAGTTGGTCAAAGATGTTGCAAAGTTCTTGTGTTTTAAACTGGATAATTTCTGGATTGCGATAAGTAAACGTGTATTTATCATCAAACTTGGTTGGATAATAGTTTTTATCAGTTAGCGCTGATAGTTCGGATTTAATTACGGCTTCAGCAATTTGCGCATCGGATTTTGAATTGAGATTGATGCCGTATTGCTGTGTCATCTCTTTGCGCAAGTCTATTTGCCCTTTGAGCTTGTCAAACAGTTCACCGGTAACTTGAGTATCGTTTCTGCAATACTTGCGCATCAAACTACGCTCAGTGTCTTTTATTAACTCGTTAGGATCAATAGGCAAATCTTGCATTTTCTTGGTGTGAATACGCCCACCGTAAATTTTAAGCGATGCTTGTCCAATGGGGATTTCAATAATGTCGATATGTTTATCGTAAGTAGGGACTTGGAGGTTATGCTCTTTGAGAATCTGCCAAGTAACGCGCTGATCTGTGATTATTTTTGTGGAAAGTTTATGGAGTTTCTTACAATCCCATGCGTCCAATGCGCCATGTATAACAGGTATATCGTAGTTTAACCCATTGAATGACACGGTTTCATGATTAAGAAATAGACGCTGTATCTTCTTTGCTTGCTGCTCATTTAACTTTGCATCTTCACCAAATAACTCTATTTCAAGAGATGATCCGGTCTTGTGGTTGACGGCTAAAAATAGCCAATAGTTTTTGTAACACTCTGTGTCAATAATGTAAGTATTCATAGGGGTATCCTATTTGTGAATATAAAAAAACCGACAATCTGGAGTAACAAATTGTCGGTGAGGTCTTTAGGTGGAGCTTGAGGTTTTAAAAGTAAGTTTGCTTGATTTTATAAGAGTGAACATATAAAGCTACTGACTCATACCTTTTTTGGGTCTATGAGGACACCCGCAAACTTACTTTTAAAAACCCAATTAAGCATCACGCTAGGTAATTGACTGCTTTCCGCCTAGCGTGATTAAGAGTAAATGGTGTAACATGGAAACGATAGTGACCTATGACACTATCACTAAAAGCACTGTTTACTACCCCACTACAATCAGTTCTAATCTTCCCTATGTAGTTAGTGAATTACCGTCACCGATAATCTCAACCCGAATCGAGCGCGTAGCTAGTGCGCTTTACCGATATTAAAGGCTGCAAGGTTGCGAATTGCGGTACGCTACAAGCAATGCTTTTAGTGATAGTTGCCGGTGCTGATCTCCGGCTTAGTGTTATTCGGTGACGTACTTTCAGCCACTCCCAAGTTTCCTATTTGCACCGACGTGCCATTACCGCTGTGCATCAGCCTGCACATTAACTATCAAGTTATAACGATTGCCAAGGTTGCGATCCTTACTATTCCGTCACAAGACGATTAACAATCGTTATACTTGATAATGCTTGTCTTTCCAAGCTGTCAATTAACTTTTACGATGTTAATCCAATCGTCTTTTCACCACACTGAGGACACAGAGTATTTAAAAATCATCTTCTTCTGATTCGTCATCAAATAAATCAGCGCTTGCAACTTTAGCATCAGAGAAGGTTTCGCCATCTCTCTTGAATTGAACACCAAGGAGATTAGCAAGAATTTGTTTACCGCCTTTGGGATGAGATGAATACCAGAAGTCAAAAATAGCATTGACGTAGCATCCAGCATAAACTTTGTCATCTTCTTCGGTAATGGGAGAACGGTCTTTATCAAAGACTGGAATACGTTTGTTCGATGAGCCTTTAAGCGCCATCATACCTTCATAGCCATCAACGTCTTTGGTATCGCCATCTTGAAAACAAGTTAGTTTAAGACCTTTAGGCGCACCGTCTTTAAATGTTTGCGCAATGAATTTATCAATTGCCGCTTGAGTAATTTTATGATTCTTGCTGTCTTTTTCCATTAGGACGGTAGCTTCGAATTTTGTTTCCTCTCCTTCAAATACTGCTTTTCTGAAAAGAGATGGAAATGATAAACGAACGTCGCCTAATTTAATTAATGTTTCTGACATTTTAGCCTTCTTGCTTATAGCGTTATGGTTTTGGGATTAGGTGAGGATGGGTTATTGATAAATCGCCAATTAAGTGATTTCCCATCCTCGTTTTAACTTAACCGGAGAGATAAGTTGAGTTAAGTTTAGATTGATTTATTACTTGTGTCAATCATCAAAATCAGAAAAATCATTTGCAGAAACTGACAAGGATTTTCTGGGATCACTTTCGGGTACAACGGTTGGTTTGCCCGATTTTTTAACTATCAGATTTTCAAAGTCTTTTATGTTTTTCTTGCCTACTAACTTCTCGAATTTAGCCACTGAAATAAAATTCATTTCGTAAAGTTCTTCGTCTGTGTGGTCAATTCGTAGCGCACTTTCTGCTTCGTCAATATCTGCCCAATCGCGTGAGCTTCTACCTTCAACAAGTTTGTAGCCGGTAAACCCATTGCCAGATTCTAAGCGCTCTCTAACGTGTTCTTCAATGGCATTTAACCATGATTTAATCAATGTCGCGCTACTCAGTGCAAGGTTAAGCTGTGCGTCGGATAACCTGTTTACACTGGGCAACTCGTCGAAAAATCCAAACTCGTTTTGAATAGCACTTTCTGTGTAGCGCATAAGTTCTGGGCATCGTGCCTTGTGCTTACACCATTGACATTGCTTCTCACCAGCAGTCAGTGGGGCGTTTTCCCGCATAGCCAATTCTGCTCGCTCTTTTACCCACTCACCAAATGCTAGTAACTCGTCGATACTTATTGTCAATTCATCAATATGGTCTAGTCGCGGTTGGTAGATAATCATTGTTACGGTCTTAATATCTTCGAGCATACCAAACTCGCTATAGACTCCTAGCGCGTAGATTTTAGTTTGAGTAGTATCAGCATAGACCTTTACGCCTTTACCGTACTTCAAGTCTATTATCGTTACGCTGTCGTCATTGAGAATAATGCAATCGGCTGTACCAAAACCGTCTTGCGCGTACTCGCTGTAGTCGAGTTTTTGCTCATAGATTTTATGACCTTTGTGTTCTGCGATGAAGTCCATGTAATCATTCACATGGTGACACATTGTCTTATCTACCGTTATCCAGTTGGTTTCGGGTAATTGCTTACCTTCAAAATCAAACGGATTGAGATCGCCTTTCAAGCATATCTCTGCAAGCTCATGCGCTGCCGTGCCTTCGTCCGCAAATGCGCTACGGGATTCCTTATAAGGTTTTTGCGCTGCGACGCTACCGGAGCAGTATAGCCAAGTAGCACTACCACTTGCGCTCAGTAAAGAGTGTTTAGGCGCTTCTTCATTAGACATTGAAGCTCTCCAAGAAGTTGTAAAATTCAGTGTAGTGTTTAGGCGCAAGCGTCATTGTACTTGATGCGTCAAGCTCAGTTAATTTGTCTATAATTTGCTCTTTTGAAATAGCATTACGTTGACGCAGTTCAAGCGCTATTTCTTTTAGCATTTTGGCTGTGAGCGCAGGCGTTTCTGGTTCAGCGGTTAATTCTACCGGTTCTACAGATTTTTCTGTTTCTGGTAACACTTCTACTTCAACAGGTGTTTCTACAGGCTTTTCTTTTTTCTTTGTTGCTTTGGGTTTTACTTCTTCAACTTCCAAGTGGTCTAAGATTGTTTTCTTAGCGCTAGATGATACTGCTCTACCTTCATCCCTATCTACTTTCATCGCTTTGTTCATTGCTTCGTGATGCTCAATATCAGTGATGATTTCAACCGTTTCTTTGTTATCTTCAATAATTGCAGGTGCTAAAGTTTCATCAAGCGTTTTGACAACATCCTCAAGTCTGAATTTAAACGCAGTTGATTGCTTAGTTAGCGTTTCGTGAATGCCGTGACTGATTCCAGATTTGATAATTTCATCCGTTTGTACTAAGCGTTCTGCTACTTCATGCAATAACTCATAGCTAAACTGAGTGTTTGTGCCGTGTATTAATGATAGCGAAATGAATTCACCAAGTTGGGTGTTTGTGAGTATTGTTAAATCATTCATTGTGTTTTTCCTCTGTTGTTGTAAAATGAGAGTCAATCTTAACTTAACTCACAAAGAGATGCAAATGGAAAATGAAGAATTTTATGACGGTGTGACCGTTGATGATGTGGTGCAATGGTTTGGTGGTGAGCAGGTTGTGCTAGCAAAGAAGTTAGGCGTCACTAAAGCAGCGGTGTCGTATTGGGTAACTGAAGGAAAGATACCGGCAAACAGGGCGATACAGGTTGAGCAATTAACCGATGGGGCAATTAAGGCAGTTGATTTACCAATAATTAAAAGATAACGAGGATTGTTTATGGTGGAGTCTACTAAAACGTACCGCATAAGTCGCGGGGATAAGAACAGCGCTGTCTGTCGCAATGTGGAGGTGACATGGGAGCGAATTTGCACGGTACTTGGTAAGCACAAAGTTGCAAAGACCAAAGAGCAGGAAGGCTGGTTCTGTGGCGGTGGGTTCAGTGGCGGGTATCGCAACACGGAGAACCTAATCGGGCGTTCGCTTTTGACCATTGACGTTGATGAATGCGCAATGACTAAAGGAGAGATTGAGTTTGAGCTGGAGATGACAGGCTTTGCGCTGGTTGCGTACTCAACATGGCGTAGTACAGATGACGCTAATCGCTTTCGTATAGTGTTACCACTGTCACGGGAGGTCAGCGCGGAGGAGTACGTTACCGTGATGCACTGGTTCGCGTCGGAGTTTAGCAGTTTTATTATTGATGACAGTGCATTTAAGCCTGCTCAGTTTATGTATATGCCAAGTGTTAGCGCTGGTTCGATTGAGTCGGCTTTCGTGATGGTGATGGAAGGCAGTGAGGTTGATGTGGATGTAGCGCTTGCCTTTCCTGTTGAAAAGCTGGTGCAAAGAACTGTCAAGGAATACTTGACAACTGAATTTGACGTAGATGGCACGGATGATGACGCGGATGATATGCAGGGACTCTCGCTTGCACTCGCGCATGAACCCATTGATGTCAGTGATGCACTGGTTGAAGCTAATCTCGATGCACTGGTTGAATCGGCAGGCGATTACTCGACGTGGATTACCGTCGGGCAGGCATTGCATCATCAATATAGAGGATCGGATGATGGGAAACTTCTTTGGCTTCACTGGTCTGCTAACTCGGATAAGTTCAACGCGGCAGATATTGACCGCAAATGGCAATCATTCAAGACGGAAAAGAAAGTGCGCCCGTTGACGTTTGCCACAGTGATTAAGATGGTCAAGGACAGCGGAGTAAGTGTTGGGGAGATTGTCGAGAAGCAGGTGAAAGAAATCTTTGTCACTGGGTCGGAAGGTCTGTCGGTTGATAATGATCGTGCATACGAGGACGTGCGCAATAAATTGCGTAAATTACCACTCAGCGCTGTGACACTTACCAAGCGTCAGCAAATCGCACAGGACATTTACGACAGGTGGGGTAAAGGCGAAGGGATGACTAAATCAGCCATTGTTCGTGAACTTTGCCCACCAAAGAAAGGTGGGTTGATTGTTGAGGAGATGCCGTCGTGGTTGAAAAACTGGGTTTATGTACAACGTCCGATGGAGTTTCATAACTTAAAGCACGGCTACTCTATCAAGCGCGAAGCTTTCAACGCAGAGTTTGATCGCATGGATGAATGTGTCGCGGCTGAAAGGTCAGCATCGTCGATGGCGCTCGTTGATTGGAAAATGGATACAGTCATTGATACCATGTACTGGGCGAGTAAGAATGATGGAATTTTTGTGAATGATAACGATGGACTGCGATATGTGAACTCTTATAAGAAACGCGGTGTGTTGCCATGTGAAGTAATGGACGACGATGGGTTGCTTGTTGTGGATATGATGCTCAAGCACTTGGAATTTACGCTGGTTGAACCTAAAGAAAGGGTGATACTGCTGGACTGGATGTGCCATGTTGTGCAAAACATTGGCAGCAAAGTGAATTGGGCGGTACTTTTGCAGGGTACTCAAGGAGGTGGCAAGACGTACTTCACTAAGATATTACAAGGCATACTTGGGAGCAATGCCACTCAGCTCGATCCTAAGCAATTTACGAAGGGGACGTTTAGCGGTTGGGCGTATGGTTCAGTGCTGAATATTGTTGAGGAGATAAGGCTATCAGGCGATAACCGCTGGTCGATTATCGATACGATGAAGCCGTACATTACAAACGAAACTATCCAGATTGAGGAAAAGTTTTCTAATTCGCGGACTGTTCCGAATTTTACGTCGTATTTTCTTTTGACTAATTACCAAGATGCTTTGCCGATTACCAATGGTGATAGACGTTATTGTGTTTTGTATAGTCGCTGTCAATCGGAAGAACATTTGTTTTCTTTGTTAGGTGGTGAGCAGGAAACCAACAAGTATTTTGAGAAACTGTTTTTAGAAACTGATAGACGGATGGATGCGCTTTGCTATTACTTTATGAATAGAAAGATAAGTCCAGACTTTTCAGCGAAAGGTCGAGCGCCTAAAACACTCTCTCGTGAAAAGATGATAGGCTATTCTGTGTCGCATGAATTTGAAGAAGTAAAAGATTTGATTACACATTACCATTGTGAAGTCATTAACGAAAACATAGTTGATATTACATTACTTGGCAAACTTAATTTTGAGGAGTTTGAACCTTCAGTTTTAAAGCTACCAAAAACATCGGCATTAACTCGGATACTTTTACAAATTGGCTACGAGAAAGTTCACAAGAGAATCGATGTGCCGACAAGCGATGGAGGGCGAAAAAAACACACGATTTGGCGTAGAAGCACGTTGGATGAGGAGGCGGTTATCAAGAAAGTTAAGGAGCATTACAAGATTTAAGATTTTAAACAGTGTCGCAGACAAAAAACGCTAAATTTTTTCTGCGACAAAGTAACTATGGCTTTGCTACATAGTCTGAAAATCACTATGTAGCACCTTCAAACCCTTATAAACTCTATATTTCTTTACTCTCTGCGACATAGTAGACATAGTTTTAGTAATAATGGTTATGAGAAATATTTAATAAAAATATGGGTAAAATGAATTGATTTATAAAAAATATATAAATAGAAAAAACTATGTCCAGTGTGTCGCTTTGTCGCAGACAAAAAAGCCGGTAGTTAACCGGCTAATATTTTATTCTGATTCTAGTCCGTGGTTTCGTGGATCATATTGCCTATGTCCAGCACGACCACCACAGCCTTCACATTGAACAAAAACATCTAATACTCTACCGTCCTCATCAACGTATGTTTTTGCACCATCCATGGGATTGAGTGGCGCTGTCATATCGCAACCGCAATCTAAACATTTATCATAAGGCAGTGAACGGTATTTTTTGAACTCCATCATTGTGCGAATTGCTAAACTCACAAAAGCCGATTTTGATTTGAGTCCAGCGCTTTCAAGAAAATCAATTAAATCTCCCTGTATTGATAATTGATAATGTCTGGATTTTTTACGCGGATCAATCTTAGGTCTACCGCGTGAAACTTTTAAGGCTTTAGGAACTTTTACTTTCATTGCCTTTTTAGCGAACAGCATTTTTAATCTCCCCGTATTCTGCTTCGAGTGATTTCCACGCAGTAACATATTCTTTGTATGCTTGGAACAAGTGAACGTCCTCCATGTGAAGCATTTGAATATATTCAGCGCTTAGTGATTCAATGTATTGTTTAAAGGTCATCATGGTTATTCTCCAGTGTAAATATAAATGCGTTGTTTGTCGTTATAAATTGGCAACCCCTTGCGGTCATAATGGCGCACAATTTTAAAACCTATCTTTTTACCATCTACCGTAAAGTAGTCTGTTTTTGAACCGTGTACTTTATTCCATTCGCCAATCGATAAAGTCATCCGGTAGCGCAAGTTAGGAAAACAGGTGCGGCATTTAGCTGAAAATTCGTTATTAGTATCAAGTTTGAATGATGACATGGTTTATTCTCCCCAAATGATAATTAGTTCAGCTACAAAAATTACAGTGAAAATTGTTGTCAAAATTGATCCAACTACCACGTCGTAAAATGTATTCATGTTATATCTCCGGTTTAAGTTAATTAGTGCAATAGCGCACTGCATAACGGCTTATCTTTAAGCCGTTACACGCTGAACTATTCCCAGTCGCTGTAATCCTCCATGATATCCACTACACGCCCGCTAACGTCGATTAAAGCACCATTTTCATCAAGTATTTGCGTGTGTACCATATCGCCTATATCTTTTCGTGTTGTCATTGGAATAACGGTGTCGTTATCGAGTAACAAGGTAATCATTTCTATATCTCCGGTTAAATGTAATCTAGTTCTTTGGCTATGCGTTTGAGCGCTGTTTCAATGTGATTATCATCAAGATACTGATAAAGAAAATCAGTAGCGGTAAAGTGTAGTTTTGCCGCTTTAAACAATCCCCATATGAAAAATTTTTCTTTGTTTTTGCCTAAATCATTTGCTTTGAATGCCAGCATTTGATCGCGTGGCAATGCTTTGATAGCATCCTTCATCATGTTGTAATGCGCCTGTTTCATTTTCATGCTTCTAATCTCCCTGCTTTGTAATCGCGAATAAACTTTTTAGCAATGTCTTTTGATTTAGTTAACACCACTAAACCGCACGGAAAGCAAACAGACATGATAGACTCACCGTTATAAACAGCGCCACAAATATACTCGCCTTTGTAGAATACACTCCAAGATGAATGGATTAGTGTTGTTTGACGACGTGCCGCAAGTGTTTGCTGATAAGTTTTATTTAATTTCATGATTGTTCTCCGGTTACTTTGCAATTTCGTTAATGAATACAATATCGTTGTGGCTATAGCACAAACGGCAGTCATTGCATTTTTGACTGCAATTGATATCGACGTTAGCTGATAAATCACTTTTTTTATGTGCAGTGAAAACTTTATCGTATCCAGCAGGCAGGCGATCCACTTTATTAAGTTTAGTGCTAGAGTGAATTAATATCACGTTAGCTGGTTTGCTAACCATTGATAGCACTGCTTTTATTAAATCTTTGCGTTTAGTCCAAAAGCCGAACGTGGTTTCTGGGTTTTTACGCGCAAGATTAAAATAGTTAAGTACATGAATTTCATTATGTACTTCGCCAAATGAATCGAAACGAGCAATTGCGAAATTCAGTCTAGGTAACTCGATATCTAATAAAATACGTTTATAAATATCGGCATTGCGCTCTAATGCGTTTATTAATTTTGGATAACGCTTTTCAGTGTTAATTGAATAACATCTGGTGCAAACCACTGACTTATCCGCTGATCCATTCATTTTAAGGCAGAAAGGATTGCTGCTTGCAGGAGTGTTGAAAGAAGGGATGTTTTCCATCTTTGCTGTTCCCATTGTCATGTGAAGTTTAAAGCTCATTTTTATTCTCCGGTTTGGTTAGTGTAATAGCACACTGCATAACGGCTTAATATGTAAGCCGTTACACGCTGAACTATTTGGCTTTTAAAGCCGCTTCTTTCAATGCGCAGCCGTCTTGCATTGAATCCAAATGACAACCGATTGTTAACCAACGTACAAAATTGAATTGGTCAACTGATCCTTTTGCTTTATCTAAAATAAAGTATTTCATGAGTTTTCTCCTAAGTTTCTATTTAAATATTCAACGCCATAACTATCAATACGAGCGCCTTCTTCATCATATCTATCTGCTTCAACTTCAACAGGTATAACGTAAACTGGAATATCGGCAGTTGTATCCGCTGAAAAAATTACTACGCACCCAAAATCAGATGTAAGTCTAAAATCGCGATGACCTTTAACAAGCGGATAACCGCTCATCTCTTGAAAGCGCTTTGCAGCGCCTTCGTAAGTTTTGTATTGACGTGTTTCTGATCCGTCTACGTCTCTTGTTGTAACTTTATATAATGCTTTCATGATTCTCTCCGGTTTAGTTTATTTTTTGTTTCACCCCGAGGGGACTACAGAATATTCGATGTAATTTAACTAATCAACTTTATTATTTTAGTTAATTACTTTTAATAATATTCTTTAGCGTAAAATTAATAAGCGATTTGGCTAAAATGTTGATTAAATTGAAGAAAACGGAACGATAGCGATTCGATATTATCCTTTCAGCCTTCCCGCAATCATTGCCGACAGGCTTCAATCATTGCAACAAATGCGGCACAAATCGGCAGGCACAAAAAAGCCTTACAGGTTTTAAATCCTATAAGGCTTTTTAACTTAACAACAAATAAAATATTTTACCTGCTAATTGTCATTAGCATTTTTTACCGCCTCCGCCTTTACCGCCTTTACCTTTCTTCATAGCCATGTTGATCACCTCCTTTTTTCTGACATACTTCAATTATAGTATAGCTGTGATACAATCGCGCAAAATAATCTTTACTTCATCGTCGTGAGGACGTTATGACAACCAGACAAATAAACTTTGTGGCGGGAGAATCATTTTCTCGTCGGCAAATGGATCAAATGGGATTGCCGATCGGCAACCCACACAAACCACCTTTTAAACAAAAGGAAATGCCTTTTTTTATTGCTCCAGCAGTCACAGCAGCAAGCGTAGCAATCGGCACAGCGGCAACAGTTGGATCAATGGCGGCAATTGGTACAGCGGTTTTAGCTACAGTGGGCGCAATTGGTACAATAGCAGCAGTGGCAGGTACGGCAATGTCAGTAGTCGGCATGGTGACAGGCGATAAAGGCTTGATGAAAATCGGTGCTATTGTAGGTCTAGCTGGTGGCGTTGCTTCTCTTGCATCCGGTGCAGTGGCATCACTCGCTGCAGGTGGGGAGTTTGCTATGGGCACGGCAGGTATTCAATCAGCTAATGCGGCTAACGCAGCAAGCGCAGCCGCTCAAACTTCAGTAGCATTAGGGCAAGCAGGCACAGCGGCAAGTAACTTAGCGGCAGTTACTCCCCAAGGATTAGTTAACGCAGCGCCTTTAACTAATCAAACTACAATGGGACTAAGTGGCGCGGCATCTAATAGCCTATCGGCAGTCACTCCACAATCGATAACCATGGCAGGGCAAGGTGGTACAGGATTGATGGGACAAGTAGGAAGTGGCTTAAATGCAGCAGGCGGCAATGCTTTAAATGCAATCGGTGCAAGCTCGGCAAGCAATTTAGCAGGTACGGCAGCGACATCTAGTGGTGGTTTTATAGATAGGCTAATGGGTAGCATGACTGAAAAAGACTATGTAATTGCCGGATGGGGCGCATTCCAAGGTGGGTCGGCAATGATGGATAAAAACCTAGCAAGCGTCAATGCTCAAAAAGAATATGAATACAAACAGGCGCAACGCAATCAGCGTACTGCTAATCTAAACAGTGTACCGACTCTACGCAATACACTCGATGCTAATGCCGGCTTAAATGCTAACGCAGGACTATAGACAATGAAAAATAAAACAGATACTCCAGCAGGCAAAAGCTCAACAGGTGGTATGACTAATCAAATGCTGATTGATATCCAGCGCAATATTGAAGCAAAAGTATCACCAGAGAATAAGCAGCGCTACAACAAAACGGTTCTAGCTGCTGAAACTCTAATGTTTGATCCTAAAACCCACCAGAACATGGAACTAGTCAAGAATCCAGACAGCCAACAGAACCTAGTTGAAACGGTCAGTAAAGGCGTCAGCGGCTTAATGTGGCTACTCTATCAGCAATCAAAGAAAAGCCTACCGGCAGAAGTGCTAGTTTTTGCAGGAACGACAACTATCTGCAAGGTGCTAGACTTTGCCGAACGCGGTTTAAAGCTACCAGTCACTCCGGAAATCATCTCACAGACAACCAAGCGCACTACCGATAAGCTATTTGAGCAAATGGGCATCACGCCCGAACAGCTCAAAGCGGCAATTGCTCAAGGTAAACAAGAAATTGAGGATTACCAAACGCATCAAGAGTATGTTGGCAATAAGATGCAGGCAGTGAAGTCTAAAAGCACAGCGCCTAATAAACCAGTCAAGAGAGGTAAATAGTCATGGCTTATGGAATGTTAACCAGTTTCGCCTTAGGCGCTGCGCAAGGTCTAGGCACAGCGATGATAAATAAATACAGCAAGGATCAAGATGCTGAGATTAAAGCCAAAGCAGATCAAGAGCGTGAAGCGAGAATCGAAGAAGCGGCTATAAGGCTGGAAGGTAGAAAGAATTTACGATCCGATTATGAATATGATCGGAAATCAGCGGATGAAACCATTACAAAGGCTGAAGAACGTCAAGCCAAAGCGGATGAAGAACAACGTAAAATACGCGAAGCCAATGATCCTAAAAACCTGTCTGCTCAAAAAACAGAAGCAGAGATTGCAAAACTAAAAGCCGATACTGGTTTATCTGAAAAACGCGCAGAACACGTCGGTAAAGGCGGTAGGGATAATGGGGATGATGATGCTACACCAGAAGGAGGTATGCGTAAAAAAGACCTTATCAGAATGGAAGGCGTTGACGAAAACGGTCACAAAGTAGTCTATTGGAAAAATATCAAGACTGACAAAATAATTAAGGATGAACCTGTTATTACAAAGGCAGACGCTAAAGCGGCAGATAAGGAAGCGGTGAGAAAAGCCAATGAAGCCACAGGTTCTAAATATGCAAACGCCCAAGAAGTAATTGGCGCTAAAGAACCAAGCTCTAGTTGGATAGGTAATAAAACAAAAGGAATGCTAGGTACGTCAGATGAAGAAGCCAAGGCAGAAGCCACGGCAGAAAAACTTAAAAGGGAAAAATGGTTAATGATTTATGGTAACTCGCTAACTAAAAAACCTGCTCCGAATAAATCACAATTCACTCTTGAATCAGTAACAGGCGAATAAACTATGGCTATTTTTACTTTTAAAGCACCCAATGGGAAAAGATACACAGTCAGTGGATCAGAAGGCGCAACACAAGAAGAAGCACTGGACTATCTAATAGCCAACTGGGATACACTACAGGATTTTCCAGTAACATCGGATGCTGAGAAAGAAAAGGTAGCCGAGCAGCCTGTAGCAGAACAGCCAGAAAGCGAAAGCGGTGATTTTTCAAGAGGTTTTCAAACAGCCTATAAACAATTACCGCAATTAGGATACGGCTTAGAAGCAGGCGCTTTAGCGGCAGGTGAAAGTATATTGGGCGAAGGCGGTAAACTTACTGAGCTTAAAAAAGAAGCAGTTTCTAAATACGAACAAGCCGGAAAAGAATTAGAAACCATTTCTAAACCAACTGATTCGCCAACCTACTCATTTGAAAAAGCAATGGAAGGTGATTACGGTAGTTTAGTTGATACGCTTCAATACGGCTTAGGTTATGGTGCAGGTCAATTAAGTCAAGGCGGCATTGCGTCACTTGGTGGAAAACTTGTAGGTAAAGCAGTAGCAAGAGCCACAGCCGAAAATATTGCTGAAAAAATGGTGGCTGAAGAAGCGGCTAAGTTGTCTGCGCAAACAGGTGCTGAAGCATTGACGCAAGAGCAATTGAAAGCAGCGGCAACACAATCAGTAGCCAATAAAATGGGAGATGTTGGTAGTAAAATTGCTATTGGATCACAAGCATTTGGAATGGAAGCCGGTGAGATTGGTGGTGAATTAGCCAAGCAATCAGTGGATGAAAACAGAACTTTAACCAATGAAGAAGTTGTTAAAGGCTTAGGTTCAGCAATTGCAGCGACTGCATTAGAATATGGAGCAGATAGGTTCACTCTTGGCGCGTTAATGGGCAGAGGTTCGTTAAGTGACGTAGGACAATACACTACAGGCGTAAAAGGTAAATTAGCGCGTGGCGCAGCGTTAGGCGCGTCTGCAGGCGGGGTTGAATTTGGAACTGAATTTTTCCAATCCGGCATTGAGCAATATGGTCAAGGTAAAGACATATTAAGCAATGACTCACTTAGAGAAGATATTGATTCAGCTATTCTAGGAAGTATCGGTGGGGGAGCGGCAGGCGTAGCAGGTGGAATGCTATCATCTGCTAAACAAAAACCAGATACTGTTAATCCCGAAGGCAGACCAATTGCAGAATCAATGCTACAAGGTGGATTACCAACAAGTGAACCTGCTCAACCTCAAACAGAAACACCTGTTAATGAAAACCTAAGAGCCTATACGGATATTTTCAGAGATGAGAATTTAAATCCTGCTTCGCCTGCTCAAGCGGTAGATACCACAGCGCCTATTGTAGACAATGAAACTATTGCTAATGATGTAATTAATTCAAATACACTTGATGACGCACTCCAAACATTCAACAATACCGTAGAAGCAAACACCTATGGGCATGAAGTGAATATGGAATATGCAAATAAAATTGCAGATAGATTCACTGGTAAAAAAGAAGTTGAAATTCAAGATAAGGATTATCAAGATTCAGTTCAATTAGAAAATCAACTTTCAACTGTTAGGGATGAGCTTGCTTATAAGAAATTCCAAACAGCATTTGAAGAAGCGCAAAAACAAGGTGCGCAAGGTGAATTAGATATTCTTGTTGCTAATAAAGCAAAAATAATTCAAGCAGAAGTAGACGCTAAAAAACAACAGCTTAAAGAAGTATTTGAAGCCAGTGTTCCATCAACTAATACCGTTATTGAAAATGAACAATGGGCAAGAACTCGTAACAATCGTAATGCCGTTATTCAAATGGTATTTGATAGAAACCTACCTGCTGAAAATATTTTTCCAGCAATTAAAGCAGAATTAAAGCGTCAAGGATTTAATGATACGCAGTTATCACAAGACGATATTGAAGCCTATACGTTTTTAAAAGAATACCCACAAGCTAAGGTCGAACCAGGCCCATTGCAAGTGATCCCAACATCAGTAAATGAAATGGATGTTGAATCGCTAATCAAGGAAAAACCTCAAGCAATTCAAACTGAGCAATTATCACCTGCGTTATCTAAAGTAAATGAATGGGTAAGCAATGGGGCGACTTATAAAAATGGAATGCTCATTGATTCTAAAGGTAAAAAGTTTGTACTTAACAAAGCTCAACGTGACTACTATTTAATGTCACGCTCTAGTCCATTGATGCAAACTCCTGTTGCTATGGGCGAAGGCACTGTTGAAACACGTCAAGGTCAAGACCAAATTAGTGGCGTGGAAGAATTTAATCCACCAATTGCAGAAACTCCTGTTGCTATGAGTGAAGGCACTATTGAAACGCGACAAGGGCAAGACCAAGTTACTGCTGAAGGTTTAAAAGATATAGAAGAAATCCCAGTGGCAACAGTAAAAAATCAATATAAACTAGATGAGAATTATGACGATGTTGTCGATGATATTTCTAGTAAATTAGAATACGGTAATAAATTTTCAAAATCAGATTTAACAAAAGGATATAGTTTTAAAATCATCAATAGTGAATTAAAAGGTTCCTACGAGGATAAACGCTCTGGTGATTATTTTACAACTGTAGAAGTGACTAAACCCAATGGTGATAAATATTTATCAAAAATTGACGATGTTTATAAACGTCAAATTGATGCTTATAAATCTGAAAATATACATAACGAAACCTCTGTAGCAGAAACGCCAACAGCAGAAACACCAGCAGCAGAAGCGCCAACAGCAAAAACACCGACTGTAATTAGTTTAAAAGATATTACAAAAGGCGATTATATAAATGTAAATAATACTAAAGATGCGTTTGATTCAGTGGAAGCAGGCGATGTATTAGTTACTTATGACAATTACAGAATACCAATTAAATCTGTTGAAAAAGATGAAGATGGTAACGTGATTAACTTGATACCGTATGTAGAAGAAGGGTCTTATGGTGCGGAAAATTTATCGCATTATGATTTTATGGATGTAATGTATCCTGCTCCAATTTATGAAGCAAGCCGCAAAAATAAAAGCGGATGGGGAAGCATCGAGAAAAATACATTTGTTAATCCTAATCCAGTTTCAAATGCGCCAATTAATTATGAGGAAGCTCAAAATAAACGAAATGAATTTTCAGTTAATAACCCAAGTATTTTTGCTAAGTATGTAATTAATAACGATATTAAAAAAGCACTTGGGGAAATTGAAAACAATACTATTAGCAAAGACGACGCTATGTCTATTTACAATAGCGCCAAGTCTACCGGTCTACTCACTTTAGACACAGTAAAAGAGCTATCTAAGGTATTAACACCAACAGCAGAAACACCAACAGCAGAAGCCCCAACAGCAGAACCCAAAGGAACAATCAATAATCCTATTCTTAAAAAGAACGGTAGCGCATTTACTAGTCAACAAGGAGCGCAAACGCATATTCGCACCAATCCAGAATTATCTAAGGATACTCACACTTGGGTAAAACTTGGCGATGAGAAATACGGTATTGTCACTGAAGACCAAGTGGTTAGAAAACCAACAAAACCTGCTGAAAATCTAAAAAAAGTAACCGGTTTTGAAAATATTGTAAGTATGATAGGAAAACTGGGAGGTTTATCTCGTGTTGAAATGTCACAACGCCAGTTGGATGATTATAAAAGAAACACCGCTTTATTTAATAAAAATGGACGCACTTTTGATGATATGGCGACAGTGCTTCGTGTAGATCATGGGTTTGATGAAATTAAAACTGGCGATGATTTAGATACTATTCTCAAAGATAGTTTGCGTTCTGGTAAACCGTATTACGGCTATGAGGGTATTGATAAAGCAATGGATAAAATTGCTTCTGAACAAGCCGACCAAGACCAACAACAAGAAGATGAACTTCTAAATACTTATACAAATGAAGAAGTTAACGCAATTTTAGATGCACAGACTCAAGCTGAAAAAGATAAAATTATTGCAGATATTAAAGCAGAAAAGAAACGCAAAGCGGATTTAGAAGTTGATACAGTTCCAGATGAATTTCTAGGTAAAGGTATGACAAACTCTGGTGATATTTTTGAAAAATCAAAAGAACCTATTGTTAAACTTCCAAAATTAGAACGAAATTTAACCGAAGATGAAGTTGCGACGATTAATGAATTGACTTTTGGTTCGGACGAAAATTTATATTTACCTGCGTCAAACAAAGGAATATTAATTTCTAAGTTTAATGAGTATTCAAAAGAAAATCCAGATAAAGCAAAAGCCTATTTGCTAGAACTATATAATGACTTATATAGTGATAAATCAAACATTAAATTCAGCAAAGCCAAATCGCAGCAACGCCTTGCGCCTAACGGTAAACCATCAAACTTAAATGCGGTTCAATACGAGCAAGTTAGAACGCCAGAATTTAAAGAGTGGTTTGGTGATTGGGAAAATGATCCAGAAAATGCGTCTAAGGTTGTTGACGAAAATGGTGAGCCGTTAGTGGTTTATCATAAAACAAGTAAGGATTTTACTGAATTTGATAAATCTAAAATTGGTAAAAATGATTATGGTTATGCGGGAAAAGGTTTTTATTTTTTACCGATACCGTTAGAGGGATACACCTATGGTAATACAACTATACCTGTATTTTTATCAATTAAAAAACCTTACATTAGAACTGAATCTAATTGGAATATTTCAAAATTAGACCCATATAATTGGATAAGTAGTCGCTCTGAAGAATTTGGTAGCAATATTAAATCTTCGGAGGCATGGACAGCGTTAATGTTAGAAAATGGGTACGATGGATTCATAGATAAATCTGATATAAATGGGGAAATAGTTGGTTTCGATAGTAATCAAATCAAATCCGCCACAGGTAACACAGGTGCGTTTAGCAAAGAATCAAATGACATTCGATTCAGCAAAGCCAAAGTAAACAAATCGGACGATGCTAAATATCTAGCTGCGGTTGAAGCAGGTGATATGGAATCTGCACAAGCAATGGTAGATGACGCGGCTGAAAATGCAGGATATGGTAAAAGCGATTATCAAATGTCGCACGAAGCACCTAATCGAAATGATTACCCTATCACCGATTTGACTTCTATTTATCCCGAAGATATTTATTCTTCAAATGCAACTGCCTATTATGGTGACGGACAACCTAGCGACAGCGAAGCAATGGCTAAATTGCAACGCGCTAGAGGTAAAAAAGCCAATGCGCCTATTATGGTTTATCGTGCGGTTCCTAAAGATGTTAAAGAATCCATGCCGAGAAATGGTGATTGGGTATCGACAACACGCGCTTATGCTGAGGAACATGGTAAACGCTGGCTACCAGAAGGTTATCGCGTGATGGAAATTGTAACGACTGTTGGCAATATCTTTACAGACGGTAATTCAATTCACGAATTAGGATTTGATGACGGTAAAGATTATGGTTACGCAAATACAAAAAATAATCGTAAATTAGCTGACCCCGTTACCTATGACGACAATGGTGAAATTATTCCATTGTCAAAACGATTTAATAAACGCAGTGATGATATTCGATTCAGCAAAACAGCTAAAAAGGTTTTAGATGAAAACCCATTGGCTATTATTCACAATCTCAGCTTAAGTAATTTGACCCATGCTGACAAAATAGGCGGTATCGCTGTACCTAGTGTAGCAATAGTTAATCAAAAATATCCGCTAAGTGGATTTGGTGAAATTACTTTAATTGGTAATACCTCACAATTTGCGCCAGAAGTAAACGCTAAAAATAAATACTTTAATGCAGATGTGTATTCACCGCGTTACCCTCAAGTAACTTATGTTGTTGATTCCAAAACACTTAATAATGCAAATGAATCGTTATCAGACGATACTAAAGAATTGGCAAAAGCAATTGGCTATAGAGGTTTAATTAACGCATCGTCTATTGAAGATAGAGGAGTGTTAAAAGGATTGCAAGATAGCGTGACTTTAAAATATGAGTTTTTAAAGTCAATTGGCAAAGCGCCTAAAATGCAATATAGACCCAACAAAACTCCACCTGCTAGTATGAAGAAATTTGTTTCTTCAAAAATCGATGTAATGGAATTAAAAAACGATCCTGCGTTTGTACAAGCGGTTGTGGATATTTTTAATGAGTCTATTAAAAAACGAAATGAAACTTTAGGCACATCAAAACCTTATATTGAAATCGATAGCCAACAGGCATCAAACTTAGCGTTTGATTATCAATATGCAATTAAAGAATTTCGAGATCAAAAAGGAGCGCAAAAATCAATTGATGATTATGCGACTTCTAAATTGATTCGTGAAAAAACCAATCAAGCTCAATACGAAAAATGGCTAGTTGAAAATTACAGTAATCTTGTATCTGACGAACGTATTTTTAATGGCTATACCAGTTCGGGCAAGCGCGTTTATTTACCGCACAATCTCGACACGGTTGTGAAGCTAATGACTAAAACCATAAAAGGCGGTGAAAACGTTAGTTATGGGATAGGTACAATTCGCGCATATACCGCAAAACAATTTAAAACTGTTAAGCAAATACAAGATGCTCGCGGAGATATTGTTAGTGATGAAAAATTAGCGCAATTAAAAGAAGAATTAGAATCTGAATTTAATTCTATTTCAGATGAATTAAGACCGTACTCTGATTATTCTGATCCTAGCGCGACGGACGCATTAAGTGACCTTGTATCAAAAGGCTTACGGGCATTTAAAGAATCGTATCAAAATGTACCCGAAGAAACGATGAGCAAAGTGTACAGTTTCTTAGATAAACTCAAAAATATGCCCGCGCATTATTTTGAAGGAAAAATTGGACGAGCTGTTGATATTGGCGAATTCTCTGGTGCGTTAGTTCCAAAAGGCAAAGAGTATGATGAAGCGGTTAAAATCCTAAATGCTAATGGTATCACTAAAATTAAGCGTTATACCGAAGGTGATGCGCAAAGCCGCAGTGACGCGCTTTTAAACTTTAGTGATTTACTGTTTGGAAAAACTCAACAACCCGCTACCAATACCCACACCGAGCAATCTTTAAAAGAAGGTTTGACCAAAGCCGGTGACGATGCTTACGGTAAAGGCTGGACTGATAAGTTACTTGGTACAGGGATGTTTGAGATTATCTCTGATGAGCAAGCACAAGCAATTATTGAAGAATCCACTGGAACTAAATTTGCATTAGTTGGAGATCGTTCCGCAGCAAACACCCAAATTGATACAACAATGGGGGCGTATGCCGCTGTTGCTAGAAACTTATTTGCAAAAATACCAAACCTTAAAAACATATTGGATTATGGTGCGGGGAAAGGACGTGGTACGGCAAGTGTTTTTAGAGCGTTGACTAATAAGGGAATGGATGTAAATGTAAAATCTTACGAGCCTTTCCCAGAAAATTGGGCAAAATCATTAACAGACGAACCCGATTTTACAAATGCCGATAATATTAAAGACGGTAGTCAAGATGCGGTAGTAAATCTAAACGTATTAAATGTTGTCCCAAGAGCAATTAGAGATGATATTGTAAAAAATATTGGGCGAATTTTAAAAGATGGAGGTGTTGGGGTAATTAGTAGCCGTCGCTGGAAAGGCGATGTTGATACCATTAAACCTGCTAATTCAAGAGCAGGTGAAGAACCTAATTCTTTTTACGTTACTCGTAAATTAAAAGGCGTTGAACAAACTAATTATCAAAAAGGCATTGAGCCAGACGAGTTAGTTGCTTATGTTCAAGAATTACTTCCAGATTTTGATGTTAGAAAAATTAACGGCTATGGTGCAAGCGCGGTAATTATTCAAAAATCTGGCGGCACACCTATTTTAGATTCAATTTTAAAACCTGTTAAAAAAGAAAAAGTTGAAATTGGTTCTGCTGAAACAGAAGCGCTTAGAAAAGAAGCAAAAGAGTTAGGCGCAGGAGAAAGATATTCTGAATTTGGTGTCGGTAAAAAAATGGGGGATGAGGTGTATCTTCATAGAGATTATGAAGGGGTTCTCCCACAAGGCGATTTAGCGGATGCTAAAGAACGTATTGATGATTTTGAATATAACCTTATTCGTTATAATACTAAAACTGGTGCAATTGGATTTTTTAATTCGCCCGATTTTGATACTTCGCCCGAACCCATTAACGGTAATTTAATTGTAGTTGAACCAGACGGGACAATACGGACGGTAGATTTAAATAAAAACTCAGATAAACAAGCTATCTATCACCATAAATGGGAATGGGTAAAGGACGATTATAAAGGTTTTGATGTTAAACAAAGTATTGAGCGATCTATTGCATGGCAAAAAGTAGTTAACCGCGAAGGTATTGATAGAAAACGTATTGGCTTTCAAGGTGTTTGGCAAAATGAAGTATTGCAACCTTTTGATATTAAGTACAGCAAAAACGGTGATATCGAAGCATTCTATAATCCTGCTGACGGTAAAACTTATTTTGTTGCGGAAAACATTGATAAAGAAAAAGATTTACATTATTTAATGATGCACGAAGTTAGTGTGCATATGCTTAAAATGGGAGCTAATGAAGCTGAATTTGAAAATTTCTTAAAAGAAACTGACAACTTAGTAAAAGTTAAAAACCCAGCGGCTGTTAAAGGTAGACAAGATGCCTTAGATGCAGATACTCCTCAAGAAGATTTGCGCGAAGAAACACTTGCCTATTTAATTAAATATGCGCCTAAACTCAAAATTGTTCAAAGATTCAAAGCATGGCTCAAAAATGCACTTCGCAATATGAGTAAAATGTTCCCTGCTTCACAAAAGCTAGGATTTATCCAATGGGTAAATAATCTAAGCGATCAAGATTTGCTTTATATTGCCGAAGCGACATTGCGTAAAGCACCAGAGATGTTGGTTGCGCAACGACAAGATACTGGGAATGTAAAATTCAGCCTTGCTCAAAACGAAGAAAACCTTTTCAATTTACCTGCTGAAACCAAGTTCCAATTTATGCGCAAATGGATTCAAGATGATTTATTGAGAATCCGTGTTGTAATGGATAAGATTAGAGAGCAAGGCGGTAAAGTCGATGAAAGCAATGACGTGGTACTTGCTATGGAAGCTGCTGGTAACATCGCAGCAAACCAATTGGAAAGTCTTAAAGAGCGTTTCATTCAACCGCTAATTGATAGAATGGCGAAAATGAATGTAAACAAAGATGAAATTGGTTTACTTCTTTATGCTAAAGGCGCTCCTAGTCGTAATGCGTATATCCAATCGATTAATCCTAAATTCCGTAAATTAGGTGAAGGTGGTAGTGGTATGACTGATGCACAGTCAGCGGCTATTATTGAAAGATATAAAGAAACAATGGGTGATAAATACCCAGAGTTTGAAAAGTTAGTTGATGATTGGCAAAACATTCAAAACATAGTTAAACGAATCTTAGTGCAATCGGGTGACATTTCACCAGAACAAGCAGAGGAATGGGATAATGCGTCAGATTATCATGTTCCAATGAAGGGTTTTGAAGAAGTCGATGAAGTTACTGGTAAAGCAACTAAAAAATCTAGTCGTGGAAATATCGGACAAGGTTTTTCTATATCAGGTAAATTCGATAGAAAAATGCTAGGTCGCCAATCTCGTGCTAGTCAAATTGTTGAAAACATTGTTATGAATTTAGAAAGAGCAGTTATTCGTTCTTCTAAAATGTATGTGCAATCAGTGCTTTACAAGTTAATTGAAGATAATCCCGACGCTAATTTATGGGAAACTGAAGTTACTCCAATGAAACCGGTAATGGGTAAATCCAAAGCGCAATACGTCATGTACTTCAACGGCAGTGAGATTGGTCAACGCGATACACTAAAAGATGCCCGTCGCTACGTTGAAGCAGAAACAGCGCGAACAGGACAATCTAAACGTGAATACGAAATCATCAAAGTAGGTGGTGAACCACAAGTTACTTTGATGAAAAAACCTTATGACCAAAATGAAGAAATATCTTATTGGCGTAATGGTAAACAAGTTCGTATTACAGTTAACGATCCAGAATTTGTACAAGCGTTTAATAGACTAGGTGACGAGAACATTTATTCCATGTTTAAGGTCATGGCTGCTTTTAATAGATTCTTGCGCCATGCTTATACAATTTTAAACCCTGTGTTTATTATTGCAAATGGCGTAATGGTTGATCCGGCAGTTGCGCTATATACCAATACCGCTAGAAAAGGATTTAAATACGCATCTACTGTTTTAGCTACCACCCCAATGGCTTCTTTGCAACTTGCTAAATACATGGCAAAAGGAACATCGGGCAATGCGCAGTGGGATAACACAATCAAATCTTACCTTGATAACGGTGGTAAATCGGGAACAGCCTTTATTTCAAGCATTGAGCAAAAAGCAGATGAGCTTAACTTAGCGGTTTTAAAATCAAAAATGATGGATACTAAGTTTTATGAGTATCCACTTGATAAATTAAAACTGATGGTTGTAGATAATAAACTTGCTAACTTAATGAAATATTTAGGAGAAGTTGGCGAAACAGCAACCCGTTTATCCACCTTTAAAGTCGCTGTTGATAAAGGTATGAGTCCTCAAGAAGCAGCTAAAGTTGCACGAAATGTAACCATTAACTTTAATCGACGCGGTATTGCTGGTAGAGAACTTGGTGCTATGTATTTGTTTTTAAACGCATCTATCCAAGGTACTGAAAACTTAATTGATGCTACTATTCATGGGGAACATAAGGTACAAGCTACCGCGATACTTTCAACTTATGTTGCATTGGGCTATTTAATAGCATTACTGGGTGGAGATGATGGGGATGATGATTTGATTCCCGAAGAAGAAAAAAATAGATACATTAGCATTGTATTAGATAAAGAAACTGGACTTCGCGTCAATTGGAAACTTGCCTATGGTTTATCGTTCTTTAAGGATGTTGGTACAGCAATCCACAGAATACAAGCAGGCGGTGATGTGGAGAAAATTACCAATAAATTGATGTCATCTTTCTTTGGTAACTTTGCTTATGTCAATCCAATGGTGTCGGGAGAATGGGATTCTAAAGATTTAATAGCAGGTATGATTCCTACCTTTGGGCGAATTCCTTATTCGGTTATTAATAATAGAAACCAATGGGGTAAACCTATTTATCCAGAAGATGTTTACAACACCACTGTTCCAGATAGTGAAAAAGAATGGTCTACAACAAGAGGTACGATGTATTCCGATTTTGCTAAATGGATGAACAAAGTCACAGGCGGAACAAAAGTAGAATCTGGCTTGGTAGATATATCTCCCGAAACAATGAAGTATTTGACAAATGCGCTTACCGGATCGGCAGGAACGCAAGTTTATAAATTTGTAAACTCTATTTACACTTCTTCAATGAATGCTGAAGAAATGGGATTACATAATTTACCTGTCGTATCGGGGTTTGTTAAAGAAAACACTATTGACTCTTATCGTAATGTTTATAACTCACAACGCAAAGAAGCAAAAGATATTTACGATAAGTTTAAAAAGTATGAAAAATTAGGTGATGATGACGCTACTGATAAATTTACCAGTAAACATCAACCTACGCTCGACTTCTACGATGAAACCAAATCGATTATCAAAGAGGTAAAAGATTTGCGAGATAAGCAAGATGAAGCACGAGTTGAAGGCGATAAGGCATTAGTCAAAGAGCTTGAAGCCGAAGAAAAACAACTATTGATTGAATACAGTTACCAGTATAATCAACGTCAGTAGTAATCACTTGGCGCTACATACCGTAGCGCCCTTTAACTAGGAAAGAAGATGGAAGAATTAGCAGTTACCATTACACGCGATGCACAAGGTCAATACACTGTTGAAACAGAAAATCAGCAAGAGCAAATGGCTGAAGGTGGTGAAGGCGCAATGGAAGGTATGGAAGAAGGTATGGGCGCAGGTGTTCAAAAAGCGCGTGACCTTAACGATGCTTTGAAAATTGCCAAAGGTCTTTTAGAAGGCGGGGAAAATGCAAGTGCTGAATCACTATTTGCCAAAGGCTTTGGCGGTGAAGAAGGCGGTATGGGTATGGGCGGTGCGCCAGCACAAGCCGCGCCTATGGGTAAACCAACTAGACCTGCGATGATGTAATATGGATTTTGAAGCTCTAAGCAAGCTCACTCCAAAACAACGTGCTTTCTTGACCCATTACTTAGGTAATGGGCAGGACGGTACTAAGGCGGCTATTGCAGCGGGATATTCAGATAAGGCGGCAAGTAAACAAGCCTATGCCCTTCTCAATAATCCTAATGTGCAAGCAGCGTGGAAAGAAATGGGAGAAGTGACTTCCAGTCATCATGCTATTGTTACCGAGATTCGAGAACAGTACGCGGCTAATATTGCATCTATTTTTGAGATACAGGAATTTTGGACTAAACTCGTCCGCAGTAACAAAGATGAAAATGGTGATTATATTAAGTTAGATGCGCGTATTCGAGCCAGTGAATTGCTTGCTAAGAATATGGGTATGTTCGTTGATAAGATTGAACACAGCGGTAAGGATGGTGCAGATTTACCATGTATTACTTTAAACTTCATTAAATCCGATACGACAATAAACAATGGCTGAAAACCTAGATGTACATTTCCCAGAGAAACTCCAATTCTTGTTTGCTCCGAAACGTTATAAAGTAGCACACGGAGGAAGGGGCAGCGGGAAAAGTTATAACTTTGCACAGGCACTGATTCTTTTAGCGGCTCAAAAACCCATGCGCGTATTATGCACACGGGAGATTCAAAAAAGTATTAAGCAATCGGTGCATTTGCTTTTATCCGATCAAATCCAACGACTTGGACTTGGGGCATTCTTTACTGTCCTTGAAACAGAGATTCGTGGGATGAATGGATCGCTGTTTATGTTTGCCGGTTTAGCGCAACATACAGTTGAATCTATCAAGTCTATTGAAGGCTGTGATATTGTATGGGTAGAGGAAGCGCAAACGGTAAGTAAGAAAAGTTGGGATATTCTTATTCCGACAATTCGTAAAGATGACTCCGAGATTTGGGTAAGTTTCAATCCAGACTTAGATACGGATGATACTTATACGCGATTTGTACTTAATCCTGCTCCGAGCGCAACTGTTGTTGAAATGAACTTTAGCGACAATCCTTATTTCCCTAAAGAGCTTGAAGCAGAGCGTCTACATTGCATGGAAACTAACCCAGAGGATTATGATAACATCTGGCTTGGTAAATGCCGTAGTGCGGTCACAGGTGCGATTTATGCGAATGAAGTTAACGCTGCAACGATGCACGGTAGAATTTGCAATGTTCCTTATGATCCATTACTCAAAGTTCATGCTATTTGGGATTTGGGTTGGAACGACTCAATGTCCATTCTTTTGGTGCAAAAAGTCCGAAGTGAGATTCGTATTATCGAAAGTATTGAAGATGACCACAAGACCTTAGATTATTATGCTGGACTATTGAATAGTAAGAAGTATAATTGGGGGTATGATTACTTGCCCCATGACGGACGTACTAAAGATTTTAAAACCGGCAAAAGTACAGAAGAACTTTTAAAGGCATTTGGACGTAAAGTAAAGATAACGCCTAATATGCCAATTGAATCGGGAATTAAGGCGGCTCGTTTAATGTTCTCGCAATGTTACTTTGATAAGGTACACGCAATTCGATTGCTCGAATGTTTAAAGCGTTACCGTCGAAGTATTAACCCAAGAACAAATGAAGCAGGCGCACCACTCCATGACACTTATAGTCATAGTGCAGATGCTTTTAGATATTTAGCAGTCAATGCTGAGAGTTTAAGCAATGAAGATAGACGCGCTCCTGTTGCTGCACCAAGATGGCAACCGTATGATAGCGGTGTTGGATATTAATTTAATTGGAGATAACGATGTCATTTTTTGATAATATGGTTCACAAGGTTTCAGATAGCGCAAAAAAGGCTGTTGATGAAGCGCAAGGCGCAGTTACTGACATTTCACATGGTGATATTGCAGGCGCGGCACAACACGTTGAAAATATTCGTGAAATCCCTCAAGATACTGCCATTGATATTGCGAAAGCAACTATTAACGAAATTATCTAAAATGCTTTATAATTAACGTCGAGATGATGTTACGCCATGTCGTGATGACAGAGCAAACTCCTTTAACTGGAACTAAGAGATGATAGACGATTCTAAAATTGACAGACTAGACCGATTCGGAAAAGCACTTTTGTCCAAAAGACAGAAGGCTATCCAAGCTCGTAAGAAATCGGGCATAGAAGAAATTTGGGATCAAGACAGTGAATATTATGAGGGTATTGATGATGCCAATCGCGGTGAAGTCAGTACCTCCATTACCAAAAATCTTGTAGACCGTGGTGGCTATTCGCGTGTAAATAGAAAGCGAATTGGCTCAAACGTGTTTATGAATATCACTAAGCAATACACAGATATTGCCGCCATGTCACTCGCTGATATGCTCCTTCCAGTTGATGATGCGAACTTTGAAGTTCGCCCAACGCCTAAACCTGCCACAATGGAATTACTGCAAGTAAAACCCGTTGATGTCGGTATCGTGATGTATAAGAATCAACAAATGCCTGTTGAGCAATTTGAAGAAACGATTAAACAAGACGCAAAGAAAAAAGCAGAAGAAGCTCAAAAGCAAATTGAAGATTGGCTTGTTGAAGCGCATTGGAATCGTGAAGTGCGTAAGGTGCTTCGAGATTCAGCTATTCTGGGTACAGGTGTTGTTAAAGGCTGTTATCCAATTATTGATGAGCAAAACTCTGTACATAAAATGTTTCAAAAGCAAATGCCGACACCTCAAGGTGAAATGCAAGCAGAGGGTGTTGCGGATGTTAAAGTTATTGAAATTCGTCCAGCATCAAAACGCATTGATGTAAGAAACTTTTATCCCGATCCTGCGTGTGGGGATGATATTCACAGCGGTAGTTTTGTTTGGGAACGTGACTATATTACGAAAAAAGAATTGCGTAATTTACGCAAAGCAAAAGGTTACATTTCTTCTCAAATTGATTTAGTCCTTAAAGAAGGTGCTGACGACGATTTAGAAAAGAAACGTGATAAGACTAACTTTGGCGACAGATTTGAAGTGTGGTACTACTATGGCGAAGCTACTAAAGAAGACCTTGAAGCTGCTGATTGTACTTGTGGTGATAGCGATACTTATGATGTTGTGGTTGTCATTGTCAATAATCGCGTTATCAAAGCTACCATGAACCCACTGGAAAGTGGTGAGTTCCCTTATGATGTAATGGTGTGGCAACCAATGAACGATACTTGGACAGGTATCGGTGTTGCACGTCAAGTAAGAGAACCTCAACGCATTATCAACGCGGCTACTCGTAATTTACTCGATAACGCAGGTAAAGGGGGTAGACCGACCACAATTATTGCCGATGGGGTTGAATCGGCTGATGGTGGCTTAGTTGAAGTCGGTAGCGGTGCGTTACTTAGATTGTCACCCGATTCCCCTATTCAAGATGCGCGTGGCGCGATAAGCTCAATCATTATTCCCATCATCACACAGGATTTGATGGTAATCATTCAGTACGCGCTAAAAATGGCTGAGGACATTACCGGCTTACCGATGATGCTACAAGGTCAGCAAGGCAATGCGCCAGATACTGTGGGTGGCATGACCATGCTTCAGAATAACGCAGGAACTATTCGCAGAAACATTGCTCGTAACTTTGATGATCGCGTTACTGTTCCACACATTACACGTTATTATGAATGGATTATGCTTTACGGTGATGAGCAATTGAAAGGTGATTTTAATATTGAAGCTCGTGGATCAACAGTTCTGTTTGAGCGTGATGCTCAACATCAAGCCATTATGCAACTTGGCGCTCTTGTAATGAACCCTGCGTTCCAAATCAATCCGGCTAAATGGATTGATGAAGCATTTAAAGCGCAACGCCTTGATAGTAAACGCTTTAAATTCAGCGAAGAAGAAATTAAACAGATGCAACAACAAGCTCAACAAAATCCGCCACAAGACCCTAAAGTGGCAGGTCAGATTGAAGTGGCTAAAGTTCGCGCTGCTGGTGAGATGGACAAGGCTAAATTCTTGCAATCTACTGATATGGCTGAGATGCAAGTTAAAGAAACGCTCGCTATGCAAGAACTCAAATTTAAAGCGCAACAGGCAGAGGTTGATCGTCAGCACGAAATTCAAATGAAGCAGATGGAACGCGACATGAAGATTATGGAGTTATCGCAATCGACTCAAATCAGTGTTGCTGAAATCAAATCTCAATTGGCGCAAACAGCTCAAAAATTAAACGTACAAACGCAATTATCTAAACAGGTGTTAACCCCTCCCACTGAACCGGCAGGTAGAGCGCCAAATGGACAGGCTTATCAGAAATGATAGAAAAACCTAAAGTAGATACAAATTCTCCCACATGGATTGCAATTAGAGAATATCATATTGCAAGATTGGATGAATTGCGTAGAAAGAATGATAATCCTCAATCACAGGATGTAACAGATAGACTTAGAGGGCAGATACTTGAAATTAAGAATCTCCTGTCTATAGAAAAACCCGTAGGCGAGTAATATCCCCTGCAATTTGTAATTCGCACAGCAAATGCCCTGCGACTAAAATGCGAAAGCATAGGAAGTAAAAATGGAAGAATCACAAGTACAAGAAGAAAGCATTGAATTAGAAATTGATGATGCGTTTGCTGATGGCTTTGAGGAGTTTGGCGAAGATTCGTCCAACGAAATTAAAGAAGAAGCGATTCAAGAAATCATTGAACAAAATCCATCGTTTTCTGAAGAACAGATTCGTGAATTGTTTGAACAAAACAACCAAAGATTATTTGGCAAAATTGGCGAGATTAACCGAGAAGTTAAGCGTCTTGAAGCACTGGCTCAATCGTCCGCGCAACCAAGAGAAGCTCAACCTATCCAAGTTACTGCTGAGATGTTTTCCAATATGCGAGAAGAATTTGGCGAAGATTTCGCAAATGCTTTAGCTAGGGATTTATCGCAGATACCTTTACAGCAACAAAGTGGTGGCATCAATCAAAATCAGATTGATTACATTTTGCAGCAAAAGGTCGCTCAAATAGAAAATAATTTTGAAATGAAGATGGTGACGAGAGAGCATCCCGATTGGGAATCGATTGCACAATCACAAGATTTCACCGGTTGGAAGAACCAATTACCTGCGGATATTCAAGATAGACTTGATACTACATGGGATTCTGGTTTTATTTCCGCTGCGATTAGCGCTTATAAACGTGACAAGGCTTTGTATCAAGAACAACAAAGTAAAAAGAATCAACGACTTGAAGCGGCAGTTATGCCAACAAGCACAGGTGGGTTTGATGAAAATTACGAAGATGATTTTGAAGCAGGGTTTAATACAGACTAACTTACTTTTATTTAATAACGTCGAGATGACGTAAGGATGCTTTAAAATGGCTATTCAAGGTTACAATACATCCCCCGCCAGAATTAACAAATTCAAAGGCGAAATTTTAAAACACGCTGTTGCGCTAGAAGTATTAGCAAAACAAGGTCGTCAAATTTCTTTGCCTAAAAACCAAAGTGAAACTTATGTAGCACGTCGTTATGTTCCTTATAACGCGACTGCTGGTAATCCAAATATCTTCTTCCAAAACGTATCTGGTGATCGTGGTACAGCGATGGCTAACGCACACTTAACGCAAGAAGGTGTTACACCACAAGCGGATACTATCGTAGCACAAGACATTACTGCGGTAATCAATCAATACTCATGCTTATACAGCTTCACTGATAAAGTGGCTGATTTGTACGAAGATGACATTCCTAAAGCAATGGTTGAACAAGTTGGTGAGCGTGTTGCGCTTGTTAACGAAATGATTCTATTCGGTGCTTTAAAAGCGTGTACTAACGTGTTCTACTCTGGTGCAAGTTCAACTTCTATTGCAACAACCGCAGCACCTTTGTCTTTGTCTTTAATTCGTAAAATCACTAAAGCAATGCAAGCTAACCATGCTCGCCCTGTGACCAATACATTAAAAGCATCACCAAACATTGCTACTCAGCCTGTTGAAAGCGGCTATGTAGTTGTTTGTCATACTGATTTTGAACCAGATATTCGTGATATTGCTGGATTTATTCCAACTTCACAATATGCAAGCGGCACTCCAATGCCTAACGAAATTGGTCGTGTTGAGCGTTTCCGTTTCATTACTTCACCAGATTTACCTGCTCAATTTAGCGCTGGGGTAACATTGGCGAATTCACAAAACGCATCATACGCAACAGTTTCTGGTTTTTGCCAATCTACATTAGGTACAAACATTGACGTGTATCCTTTCTTCGTATTTGCTCAAGATGCGTTTTCGCAAATTGCATTACGCGGTAAAGAATCGATGTCACCTACTTTCATCCCAGCGGGTGAAAAAACTAAATCTGATCCACACGGTCAACGTGGCTACGCTGGTTCTATCTGGTGGAAAGGTGTCATGATTGAAAACAATCAATGGATGGCACTTGGCTATGCTGCTGTAAAAGCACTTTAATTAATTTAGCGCCAAGTTAATTCTTGGCGCATTCTCAGAGGATTTTGAAATGGCTGAAAATACCGCATATAGTATTATTACTAAAACAAATGATGAAGATTCGCAACTTGATATGTTCATTCGTTTGTCACTTGGCGCAGTTAATACAAGTGATTATATTGAATTAAAAATTGGCTGTAAGCCACGTTATGTTGTCATAGAAAATTTTGTAGATAGAACTAAATTGGAATGGTACGAAAATGTTACTGCTGATGTAGCAGCAACTGCAATCGCACTAGGAACTTTATATACAATTAAAACCGTTGGTACAACTGATTGGGTAGCATTAGGCGCTCCTTCAAATACTGCTGGTGTTCAATTTACAGCTACCGCAGCAGGCACAGGTTCGTCTGGTACTGGTTACGCTATTACAAATGATAACGTGGCTATTTTAACTATTGCTACAGGTGTTCGTACCTTACTTACTACAAGTAGCATTTTAGTTCGTGACCGTGTAATTCAAATTTCACAAAGTGCAGGAGCAACTGTTCTTGCAGCTAATAAAGATATTGCAGTTCGCGCAGCGGCTTAATGCTTTATCGGCAGTGTGTCTTTTAGGCGCACTGCCATTTTTTAATATATTGGAGTTTATAACATGGCAATTCAAAAAGAATTACATACAGAAGAAGTACGCGGCAGAGCAAAACCTGCAATTAATCTACAAGACAGCGTTGCTGATATTCGTGACAATGAAGAATTAATCATTGAAACTAATCCTATGGATATGGCATATATTGATGAGTTAGCATTCATGGAGGAAAAGATTACTATTCGCTTAGAACCATCAGCAGATAGATATTCACCTAAATTTATTGATGTGGCAGTTAATGGTCGTGTTGAATGGCTTGAAGTGGGTACACCTATCAAAGTGGCTCGTAAATATATCGAAGTTTTAGCTAGAGCAAAATCAGATACTTTCATTACTATTGCGCCTAATACTAACGATGAAAATCCTGTCAATTTGATTTCTCGTAACACATCGCAAAAATATCCATTCAGTGTGATTAAAGACCCTAATCCCCGTGGATATCAATGGTTGACGACTGTATTGTCACAATAATTTATTAACCGTACTGGAATTAAACCATGACATTTCTTGAACTCGCTAATCGCCTTTTATCTGAAGCAGATATTTCTGGCGCAGGATTAATCACAACGGCAAATCAACAGGGTGAGTACAAACAAGCTGTTGATTACATCAATACTGCGTATGCAGATATTCAATTACAACACGCCAATTGGGATTTCCTACGGGGAGATATGTCATTTAATACCATTATCGGTGTAAATAATTATTCTGAAACGGGTATCAGTTTGCTAGATTTAAGCGAATGGTCGCCCGAAACTATGCGCATCTATTTAACAGCGAATGGTATTGTCAGTGAACAATATCTCATTCCTGTTGAATGGGATGAGTTTAGAGATTTATTTATGTTTGGGAATGCGCGTATTCAAACCGGATTCCCAACACACTTTACTATAAAACCTGCGGATAATTCGCTTACGTTTTATCCTATACCAGACAATGTTTACACGGTAGAAGGCGAGTATTATAAAAATCCTTCTGTCTTAGTAAACGATACCGACACGCCAATTTTCCAATCGCGCTTTCACATGATTGTGGTTTGGCGAGCATTGATGTATTTTGCAACACAGCTTAATGCACAAGAGCTTTACGCCATCGGTAATATTGAATATCGCAAATTATTGTTTAAACTTGAACAGTTTAATTGCCCTGTACCCACTGCTTCGGAAGAACTCGCATGAGAATGAACGCGCTACCTAATGTTAAAACCATGACGCAATACTCGCGTTTTGCCGGTGGTCTTGATTTGGTATCGCCACCTCTCACTATTGACGCAGGCAAATGTATTTCAATTAATAACTACGAGTGCAATGCACTTGGGGGTTATCGTCGCATTGATGGCTATGAGCGTTTTGACGGTAGACCTTCTCCTAGCGCTCAGAGTTACTATTATTGTCCATGCACGTTCTCAGCGGCAGTCACAGTAGGTCAAACAATCACTGGGGCAACAAGCGCGGCTACAGGCAAAGTATTACAGGTTGAATCTACCTATCTCATTATTGATAGAATTACTGGCACATTCCAAGTTGAAAATTTCAAAGTTGGTGGGACGGTAAAAGGCGCGTTAACTATCCTGCCTTCCAAAGACGGACATCCTACAGGTGTCGGTCATGCCACTGCACTTGGCTTAGTAGCGGATGATTATCGTGCCGATATTACTGCTGTAACTGGTAGTGGGGTGCTTCGCGGTGTCTGTATGTACAAAGGCATTGCTTATGCGTTTCGTGATAACGCGGCAGGAACGGCAGTCGATATTTGGAAATCAACTTCCACTGGATGGCAACAAATTACTTTATTTAAATCGCTACCTTTTAAAACCTGTACGGTAGATGTGCTTGATGGTGTGGTTATTAACCAAAAGAACTCTGGTGCAACAGCTACAGTTAAACGCCAAGTAATTGAAACATCTCAAAATTTAGATGATTTGGATGCCACCAGTGATTCTACAAATACAATGGGATTGGGTTCGCATACCTTCACTACGCAAACTGGTAAAGCCTACGTTGCAGGTCAAGCAATTTTAATTACTGCAATTGCTTCGCCAACTAATTACTTGAACGGTACAATCACTTCTTATAGCACTAATCAAATTGTTATTAATATTACTGCTAAAACAGGCTCTGGCACATATAGCCAATGGGCGCTTCATTCTGATCCAATTAATATTCGCAGTGACACTGGTCGCTTTATTGTCACAAGTGTCACCGGCACATGGACAAGTAATGTAGCGGATACGATACGAGTGGGTATTATTGATATCGCTGTTGTTGATAATCCCAGTGGAAATCCTGTTACTCAAATTACCATTCTACAAGGTGGTAATTATCAGTTTGTTCAACATAATTTTTCAGCCGCGTCCGATGGTAAAAAACTATATGGTGCAGATTCATTAAATCGTGCCTTTGAGTTTGACGGGGATGTTTACATTCCTATTAGAACTCAAGTCACTATTGACGCTCCAACCACTATTGCAGCGGTAAACGGACAACTTGTATTATCTTATTTTGGAACAGCTTTATTTTCAGCAGTAGGTAATCCTCATGACTTTAGAACAACAAGTCTAGGTTTTCAAGATGTTCAAGAATTTGGAGATAATATTACGGGAATGAGTGCCATTGTTGGTGGCGTTCTTGCCATTGCTTGTCGAGATAGTTTTTGGCAGGTATCTATTGATGCTCAAACCAGTCTTTATAAAGCAGACTTAATTTCTCCCGATATTGGTGCTATTCATTATGGCTTAATGAATCTTGGCGCACTTTATTCATTTGATGATAAAGGGATTATCCGCATTGTCCCTTCTTATGTATTCGGTGGCTTTGAACACGATACCATTAGCCGAGCCATTCAACCCGTTATTGATCGTTTCCGAGAAAAGATTGTCGCTACTGCCGTTTATAAAAGCAAAAACCAAGTTAGGTTTTATGCAAATGACGGTACGGGTATTATCATGACAATGACTTCGGGCGTAACGCAAACAGGCGCTGCGACCACTGGTCATGAATTTTCAGAATTAACCTATCCAGTTAATATTAGTTACGCATGGAGTGGTGAGGATGCCAGTGGACGAGATATTGTTTTACTTGGCGATGAAGATGGCTATGTTTATGTAGCCAATACTGGATCATCTTTTGATGGGCAACCTATTCAAGCCTATATCAGAACAGCGTTTAATAATGTAAAATCACCTTCAGCAATTAAACGATTTAGAAAACTTGAAGTTGAACTTTCAACCGTAGGTTATTCGTATATTCGCTTTAATCCTGAATTTTCTTATGCTGATCCATCTATTGCCACTCATCTTCTTAAATATGAAGAACTGCAAGGCGCAGGGGGTTATTGGGATGAAGCAATATGGAATGAATTTTATTATGATGGAAAGATAGTTTCTCAACCAGAAATTCGCATACAAGGTAGTGGAACAAACATTGGTCTAGTCGTTTTCTCTAATTCGGCTATTGATTTAGGACATAATTTATCGGGCGTTGTACTTCATTACACGCCTAGAAAACTAAATAGATAATAGGAAAAAGAAAATGGCAAAATTATATTTGCAGGCAGGTGATGATTTAGTAGGTGCATTTAAAACTGTCGCGGCTAATCCAAATACAAATGTCGTGCTTAATGGTACTCCTGTCAGCAATCAAACATTAATGAGTTTAGCTGCAAATCAAGCTATGCAAGGCTCAACTTCTGTCAATTCAGTTGTTCCCTATGCAGGTACTAATTTTACAGGAATGAGTAACAATCTTGGGGCGCAGCCAATTACTCTTAATCCTAGCACTTTAGCAT